GTTTTTTCTGCCTTTGAGGGGTGGCCTTGTGCGCCTAAATTGAGCTAATTTTTTGCCTATGTATTTTTTGCCGTTAGTGGTATTTGTAATCAAGTAAACAAACCCTACTACATCTTCAGGTATATTCTCAACTGGTTCATCATTGTATAGCCATGTCATGTTTATTATATATAATCGTCACTGATTAAATTTGCATAAAGTGATATTTCTTCAATCACTGTAGCATCTCTAATAGTAACACACCAGTTAATAAAGTCTGCAATGTGTGAACAATCAATAGCAGACCCTGTCCAGTTATCTCTACTCCTACTGAGAGGTGTATCTAACCTATCAGGAGTAATTAGCGTGGTTTTAAATTGTACCAAGCCCTGTTTAAATGCCTGTGTGCACTGTTTACTTGCATGTGCAAGAGCTGCTTTACTAACCCTGTATGTTTCAAATTCAGGGGTTGGTGCAACTATTGTGCGTTCGCCTATGCTGCCTATATTAAAAATCCAGCCTGTTTTGCCTAAATCTCGCCAACGTTTGTATATTGCCTGTAGTAGATTAACCTGTGCATAGTTAGCCCACTCTGTGTCAGGAGGGCCATCAAATGCATTATTAATAAACACATCATAGTGTACAGATTCTTCTACTATCTTGTCAACATCTTTTGTTATATCGTAACCAGAAGTTCTGTTAGTGCCGTCTGCACCAAAACGTTCTGCCAGTGCTAGTCCTAGTCCTCTGTTATTACCAGTTACATAGTATCTGTATGTACTAGTAACTTTCTTATTTTGATCCCATACTTTTGTTAGTTTCTGTCCACACGTAAAAGCACATTCAAATATTCTACCTGTATCTAGACTCTTATCCCAACTGTGCACAAGCTCTGTCCAGAACTCGCTTTGCATAATTTTGTCTAATGAGTTTTTATGTATGTCCAGTTCGTCTCGGTAACGATTGACAAATTCACTCACTTGATTTTTACCTTCTACAAAGTGTAGATCGTTCGCACCCGGTGCTACTGTTCTGTCGTGGAATCTAGCATCGTATAGATTATGTTCAAAGAAGTTGCAGGGAAGCACTAATCCTTCAGCAGTTATTGTAACCTTGTTACCCACACATGCATCGCATTTAATAGGTGTAGTATCAAAGTAGTCTTTAATAACCGAATACTCCTGCTTTAGATCTGCTAAACGTTTCATACTAGCATTTCTATATTCGTTTAGGTCAGTTACTTCCAGTTTGTAAGGATCCTCACGCTGTGGTGTTACCTGCCAGGTTTCGCTTTCTTCTAGAGTTTCATGATTAAGAAAACGTCCTGTTCCTCTAAACAGTATATCCTCAAAACCTACGAGTTGACTGAGAGTTCTTGCATTTTTTATTTGATGCTGGTTGTGCTTGAACACAATAAAGTTCCACTGTGCTTTGCCACCGGCACGTATAAATGCTTGAGCATTATTAATAGCAGTTTCAAACTTTACATTTCGTCTGTACAAGTGATTAGTATCTTCTAAACCATCAATACCAAAATCAATCTTACCGTAACCGCCTATTACTTCTGCTAGTTCTGACCACCATTCAGTATTATGCATACCGCCATTGGTATGAATGTAAATCCAAAGTGTAGGAGACTTTGCTCTAAAGTCCTTTACAATATCTAAAAAATCCGGATGGATAATTGGATCGCCATAACTGCCACAAAAGAATACCTGTTGTAGACTTTCACAAATCTCAGGTGTGAAACTTTTGTCAATAACATCTGTACCTAAATGACAAAGTGGCATATGCGGATTTACTTTGCCTCCGCTTAAATTTCTTGGGCACTGTGGGCAACTAGCATTACAGTATGTTGTAATTTCTAATTGATATTCGCTTATATTTTTAAACTCAAACATCATCAACGCCTTTAAAGAATTCTATAGCTTGTATGAGTTTTTTATCACTAGTACTAAAAATTGTGTCCTTGATATCAGGACCCGCTTTTCTTAAATCTATTAACCAATTCAAACATGGATAACGGAATGGTAGCACCCATGTCCCATTATGTCCAAGATATAAATTTGGTTGAATATATGTGGGTTCATTATCACTGGGATGCAGATATACGGGATAAAATTTACCCATCCATAACTCTTGTTCCAATGGAACATCATCCATAATTATGGCGGTTATTTCCATATGCTTATCATAATCAATACAAGCTGCTTGGTGTTTTGTTTTACCGTAATGTGTTATCCTCAATTCATGATCGCCAGCGGTACAGTCAAAATCAAAGGTTAAAGAATTCTTAACCTCGCCGTCGTATAATGTAAGATAATCATCTACATTAATTTTAGTTTTAGGTATACCTAACCTATCCTCAAATGAAAAATCTATCACTAGTTTCAATGCACTAGTCCTTGTAGTCTAGCAAGACGTTGCTGATACTTGTCCATGAGAATATCCATTTGGTCATCGCCCTTCCAGAAGATGTAGCCTAAGTTTACTGCATGCTCCTGCGCTCGTATTCTTCTCATTATACGTTCTTTGTATGTTAAGCTAGGATTATCTCTGGATCGCCAGTCTGGACCAATGGGTCTATTAGCTCCGTTTGTTGGTTCTAATCCAAATGACTGCCATTCATTATATATAGGAGCGCCTTCTTCTACAGTGAGTGTAGTACCTAGATTAACTCCAATTATAGTTCCGTCTGCTACATATTTTTGATATCTTGATAACATATCTAGAGTCTGTTGGAAATCTTCCTCATATTCATTTGGAAAACCTACTATCAGTAAAAGATACACCTGTATGCCGTATTTGCTGTACATCATCATAGTATAGTCTAAATCACTGTTCGAAAAATTTTTTCTCATTTCTCCTCTTACACGTTCACTGCCAGATTCAACTCCTAAGACCATTGTATCTGCGCCAGCTTTAGACATGCGTTCATAATCCGTTTCCTGCATTTGAGAACTTGATCTTACTATAGCATGACTGCTATATCGTATTGTACGCAGTGGCAAATTATGATTCTCGTAAAATTCCAATAGGCTTTCGTTGAAAATTCTAAAATCCTTCATGCTTCCATTACATAATGCGTCATGAAAGAAATAATTTTCTACTTCGTGCTTTTCGTAATAATGTATTATTTCTTGTGATAACCTTTCTCCAGTTTTTGCTCTAAATCCCCCATGTACAGTGGGTATATCGCAGAAGCTGCATCTCCTAATACAACCACGACTTGTTTCCATAGGCAGAACACCACTTGTGTAACCACTAGAATAGTCTCTAGGATCAGTGTCACTAAAATCCCAGAATTCATGAAGATTAACATCCGAATATGTTGCATATGAGTCAGTATCAACGCCGGCACAAGGAAGATTGTCATTGACAATGTTCATCACTGTGCTTTCAGCTTCACCTCTGACCCAGTGGTCTATTAATCCCCTACGTGCTAGTTCATGTGCAAAATAAGGAATACTGCTAAAACTTCCGTTTTCCTGATTGATAAGACCCTGTCCTCCGATGACAATTTTAGCTGAGGTGACTTTCCGTAGATATTCGCATAGAAGTCTTGTAGATTTCTGACATTGCCAGCAGAACACACTGATAAAAATGAATTGAGGTTGATGCTGCAAAATTGTATCGACCTGAGTGTTGATGAAATTTTTGAGTAAGTTTGTCTGTTCTAGCGTGAGGTCAATACTAGTAAACATCCATCTGTCAAGCGAATCGTAATCTTTTGGGTCTACAGATTGTTTGAATTGTGATTGAAATGCAAGATTTATATCAATCACCGTAGCACTGACACCGTGAGTTTCTAGAATACTTTTAATTGCAGCCGGCGCAGCTTGCGGCCTTAGCGCAGCAAATCTTGGCAAGCTCAATATTACTGCTCTGGACATTAAACAATCTCTACATCCGTATCATAACTGGTGTAGCCATTCTCTTTAATAACTTTCATGATATTATTAACACGCCCGCCTAGTTCATCTTTGTGGCTAACCAACCATACACTCTTGTTGCGGTCTCTGCTCATCTTCTTAAGGGCTGCTAGTGCGTTTTCAACACCGCTAGCATCCATGCCACTGTCAACAACCTCGTCAATGAATAGTAGGTTAATTGGATGATATAGGCTTTCCCACACATCACGGAACGCCCAGCTCAGACTTAAAATCAGTCTATTTCGTTCGCCTCTACTGAGATTATCAAAGTCCAAGTCACGGCCTAGTTCCTGTATTTCGACTGTCAAATCATTCATAAAACGAACACTGTGAGGCAATCCCATGCGTCCCAAGTAGTAGGTCAAACGTGCATTAAGGAACTGTAGATTCTGATCTATAATACGTTTACGTATGAAACTGTCCTTGTTGGTTAGCAGTTTTAGTAGGAAGTCCTGATGATCACGTAGTCTAGCAAGTTCGTTGATAGTATCCCAACTTACCTGCTCAATGCCCTGACTTTCCATTTCCTCAATCTGTTCCGCATATGGATCTTCATCCTCTGTACGTTTGGTTAGTTCCTTTTCCAAACTAGCCACTGTAGTACGATGGTTGTAAGCATCGTCGATGGTATCATAAAACACCTGCGGCGCAACGCCAAGTTCGCCTTCCTGCAATACATCCATATGGTCAGCACGTTGAGTTTCGTTAGCAAGTATCTGCATTGCAGCTTCCTGCTTCTGTTCCTGTTTGCTGGCTAGAATTTCTTCCTGCGTAGTATCATGAATATCCTGCCCACAAGCATGACACTTGTGTTCTTCAAGTAAACTAATTTCTTTATCTAGTTTACCGATAAGTTTATTCTGCTTGTCATTGTCACTATCAATGCTACTAATCCAACGCTCTGCTTCTTCACGCCGTTTCTTTTGCACATAAAAGTCTTCTAATAGTTTATGATTAGCAAGCTCACTGTCAATGTCAATGTGTGCAAGACTCTCAATGCCGGATTGAAGTCTTACTACATCTTCGTCACGTTTAGCATGCCATAGTCGCTGACGTTTCTTTAGACTGTCAATCTGTTCAGCAATGCGTTTGTTAGCATCCTCAACTGCTTTGATACGATACTCTTCTTCAGTAATCATATCCTTAGTCTGCTTGCTGAGTTCCTTTAGTTTCTCTGCCTTCTCACTAAGCATAGTGATACCAAGTAACTGTTCAATAATATCACGTTGCTCATTTGTTCCCAAACTGAGAAACGGTTGCGTATAGGTATTGAGAGCAACAAGGTGTTTGAACATTTCGTGACTCATGTTCAACTGTTTTTCAATAGCATGCTGTGTTTCTCTACTATCACCCTGTTGTTCTTCGGACTCGATATCACCAACCTGATACTTGAGAACATTAGGTTTACGACCACGTTCAATGT